CTACCGCAGAATAAAATTCAGCTATTTTTACAACTTCCCCAACTTTACTCCATTTATGGACAACCAATTCAATCCTACTTGTATTGAAATGGGGATTGGCAAAAGTATGAGAATAAACCATTTGAGTATTGCCAGTTACCACTTCCATATCAATAGGTACAAATAAAGCACCTGATTTTAAATAAACTGTTACAGTAAAATCCACAGGATATTCATTTAATGCACTATCTCCAACAAGTACAAAACCTTCTACTAATCTTTTTGTAAAAACTACTGCTATTGTAGGATCTACAGAAAACTCTCCTGAACCATTTGCAGGAGTTGCACCCCACCAACCAACTTGATATTTGCGAGCTTCTAACAAAGTAGATGGCATTGGGAAAAAATCATCATTAGTTACAGGGTCTGGACCATTTGTATGAAACCATTTCTTAGGTACATCTTGAACTAAATCTGCAACCTGTACAGGATATGATACGTAGTTGTCCTCATTTTGAGTAGTCGTAAGAGATAGATCTATTAACGGATCAGTCCAAGTTACAATTACTTTACCTATAGGCCTACGAACCGTTTCTTTTGATTCCGTTCTTAAAGTCGCCAAACTCATACTTCCTGAAACTCCAAAGTAACAGCTTCCCACAATCCATCCCATACAGCTAGTAACCTATCTTGACTATAAGGAGATAACAATACTTGATACGACTTCATAGTAGATATTTGAGTAACTTCTAAAGTTAACTCCTCATTTACATCCTCAAATATGACTGCCAGCCTATCTACAACAGCTTGATCTATAGTTTCATATGTAATAGTAAACGCTTTCTTAAAAGCTATATTATCCCTACGAAGTTTTCCAGATGCAGCACGATCTTCTCGCGTTAATCCCTCTACCCAGCGCTCACCATACTTTCTTCCAAATTCAGAAAGATCCTGCACATCTCCTGCTACACCTAAACTTATTAAATTGGGTTGTGGCATTACGCACCAGTCCTTTGATTTTCAGCAATTATATATTTATTTACTGTTTTTGCAAACCTCTTTACTCCAAATTCATCTGCAATTAACATACCAATATGAAAATGAAGTTCACGACCTTTTGAAGTGGCACCTTGTACCACTCCTAAAGCACCAGCACTGGTTGACGCTATCTTTCCCATAATATTATCTGCAAGTTGCGAAGCACCTGTTTTCATAGGTAATATAAGCTCATCTTCATTACCCTCACCTATCCGACCCACCACCCCAGTACCTGGAGAACTTTTAATTAAAGCACCCTCTGCAAATGGCATTGGCTGTGCTGCAGCTATTGCAATCTGAGCAATTCCCAAAGCACCTACAAGAACAGCAAAAATTAATCCAGCTGGCATACCTAATGAAAGAGCTTTTGTAATTGCCATTGCGGTATTTAAAATAATAGAAAAAATTGCCATTGCTTTTTCACGTCTAGCATTTTCTCTTTGTAATTCTAATTTCTTTGCATCAGATTCAGTATCTATCTGTTCAATGGCAATTGCCTTTTCTTCATTAGACATTAAAGAATTTTCAATAGCTAACTTTTCTCGTTCAGCTTCTGCATCAATATTATTTAAACGCAGATCTATTGAAGCAGCCCACACCGCATTGATTTGATCCACTATACCCACAGATACATTTTTATAATCATTCAGTTTCTTCTTCCGAGCATCCGCCAATTTCTTGTCATCGTCTGCCTGCTTCTTATTTGCATCAGCATTAATTTTTACACGTTGAGCTGCGAAAAAAGCTTCTATATTTGTTGTATCTGCACCCAACTTTTCTGCTAATTTTAAAGCCTCTTTTTGTTCTGCTTCCAATATTTGTAATCTAGTACCAGTTGCATTTAATAAATCCTTAGTCCACTTAGCTTCAAATTTTGCTCTCTCTTTTGCTAGTTTTCTAGCAGCCTCCATTTGCTTTAAAGTGGCACCAGAACTCTTCTTTTTCGCATCTGTATTTTTATCAGTAGCAGCTGTATTATCTTCTGTCAACTTGGTTGCTTGATCTATAATTGCAACTTCTTCTTTTGTCAACTCATTACTGGCTTTTTGCTCCATCCTCAAGGCTTTTCGAGCTATTTTATTGGCGTGTAAAACTTCAATAGTTCTATTAGTAGACTCTATTAAACTAGCCAAACCTTTATTTAGCCCAGGTATAAATTGCCCTACGGTATTAACACCCTCTAAGATTCCCAAAATCATAGATCCATACATTATAGCAATATTATCCGTTATGTTTTGAAAATGAAAAAGTATTGCATCCCATGTATTAAAGAAAACAGTTTTAACTGTTTCCCAATTTTTCCAAAGAAGAATACCAGCTGTAATTAATGCAGCTATTCCTGCCGTCCAGAGCGCTACCGGATTTTTCATCATTGCGAAATTTAATTTTATTTGCCCAGCAATTAATGCTTTATATATAGGCACTAACTTTATAAGCAAAGGCAACAGCTTACCATACATCGTCAAAATAGGTCCAGCTACCAATAATAGTGATGTAAAAATAGCAATAGCATCCTTTACTGGTTTATTTAAATTATTAAACCACCCTACTAGTTTTGATATTGCAGATACTACACTATTTAATGCAGGAACTAATACATTCATAAGTATGGGATTTAACATTTTAAAAATACCTAACCCAACATCAATTAACCTATCTTTCACTAAACCTAATTGCGCCCAAAAGGTTTGAAGTTGTTTTTTAGCCACTTCATCTGTAATACCTGCAGCATTCCTTAAAGTTTGTTCATATTCCCTAATTGCGTCAGATGTACCCAAAAGAGCAGAAGTAGCTGCTACTGATTTACTTGTAAAACCTAAAGTAGTTAATTCTAACCTTCTTTGTTCATCTGACATTGTAAGAAATCTATCTTCTAATTCAGAAACAATATCTGCCATATTATTCATTTTTCCACTGGTATCAAAAACAGAAACACCAGCATCTGCAAAACCTTGTTTATTTTTTATAGCTGCATTCTGCAAATCTCTTAAAACAATATTTAATTGAGTTCCTGCGTCTTGCCCTTTTACACCTTGATCTGCATAAACTGCAAGAACAGCTGCACCCTCTTCTAAATCTTTATTTAAAAGCCTAAGCGCTGCTCCAGCTTTATTTGTTAATGATTCAGAAAATTGAGCAACAGAAGCATTTGCAATAGTATTTGCTTTTACTAATACATCTGACACCCGATTCATATTTTCCATATGCTCTGCAGTATCTTCTGAGGATAAGCCCAATGCAGATTGCGCATCTGTCAAGAGATCAGTTGCCTGTGCTAAATCAAAATTTCCAGCTTGTGCAAAAGCCGCCACCCTTGGGAGTGCCTCCATAGATTGAGCAGCGTCTAAACCTGCTGAAGCTAGAAAGAAATACGCTTCAGCTGCTTGAGTTGCAGAAAACTTAGTAGTCTTTGCAACTTCTCGTGCAGTCATTTCCAAATCATTACGCATTGCATCACTAACATCTCCCATAATAGCAAGAGAGTTAGTCATTGTTTGATCAAAATCTGCACCAAATTTTATAGCAGCTATTGAAGCAGCAGCTAGGGGAGCCGTAATATTTTTAGTTATTGCTTTCCCTAACTGCTGAGTTTGCTTTGCCATTTTATTAAGAGTACGCGTAGTTGCTCGAACATCTTTATCGAACTGAGTAAGTTCTTTTTTTGTTTTTGCCATACCCTCTATTGCAATTGCACCGAACAACGAAAATATTTTTCTACTAGCCATTTTTCTGTAACCTTAAAACCCTTTCGTGTATCGACATTGCAGCGCTTCTAATTTCTTCTATTTCGGATTTTTGAATCTCTCTACTTTTAACTGGATTCAATCCTAACATTTTTTTATGATCTTCCCATTTTCTCTTATACCCACGATTTTGCAAAATCTGCCAAGCACCGAAAGAAGAAACTTCCATTTTCTGCCTGAAATTTTCTGCCTTTTCTTTAGCAATCATTTCAGAAAATTTTACTACATCTAAGTAGGGGAATTCTCCAAATTCTCTTTCTCCGATGCGAAAATGGAGCCAAACTGCTCTTTCAGTACTCTCAATGGTGTCTCTAACCACGTGGTCATTTTGGCACCCTGAAAGCACTCCGTAAAAAAATCAACCGCTTCCGGTGCAGTCCTTATCTGTTTAATAATATTCGACTCAACATTCATTGGTAGCTCATCAAATTCCTCTAAGCTGATACCTAAAAGATCTGCAAACCATGCCCCAAAATCATCATCAAATAATTCTAGTCCATTTTTAATAATATTTACAGCTATTTCTGAAATAGCAATTCCCCACTCTTCTTCAGTAGATTGTTTACTTTTTTTATTAGATTCCTTAGTTTTTTTACCAGAAGGTTGTTTTTTAGAATCGAATAAATTCTTTACACTCTCTTGTTGAGTTTCTTCTATAACTTTTAGAAATAACCGCGTAACTAGTTTTCTATCTTTACGTTTGATAGTCCTAATTTCAGGTATTTCTTTTAATTCTGTTTTGTTCATTACTTTTCCCATACTTTTTGTTAAAAAAGAGTGGCTGCCATCTACAACCACTCTTTTAAAATATTAAATTAATGCAAAATTTGCTGTTACAGTTATTGGAGCTGTTACATTTGTATCTTGTCTAGGGTTATCAGTAGAAGCATCTGACCAATCAATAAACTCATAAAGAGAATCCGCCTCTGCATATACCGAAGTGCCATCTGCACCATCAACAACTGTCTGAACTAAATCACCTATAACATTACCATTAGAACCAGCAATATATGTTACTGTATGGCTAGTTACAGCAACTTCAAGAGGATACGAAATAGACCAAGGTTCAGTATCCAGTGTAGTTGGATCAAAATGCGCAGTAAACTCTTGAGCAAGTACAGTTTCATCATCATCTGCAACTGCAAACTCAAAATTATTTAATGCTAACGCAATATCAATCTTAATAATCACTAGTTCACTAGTCCCCGCTTTTGTTGCAACTAATGTTAAATTTGTAATATAATCATCTGCTGAAATTTGACAATCTCTTGTCAACACATCATGTGTCCCAGTTGGTGTATTTGTCACACCTGGTAACAAATCAATCATAGTTTGAGTTGTTATCTCTACTATGTTTGTAGCAAGCTTTGCAATGGTACGCAAGCGTCTCTGTGACCCTTTAACAGGACCAGGAGCACCATCTACAACCATTTCTCGGTTTTCAGGTTCAATAGTAAATGTGCTTCCACCTCGTGTCGCACCTAATAATCTCTGTCCAGGTAAATCATAATCGGCATAGAGTGCACCTGCATCCAGTACCATCCGATTATATGTATCTGCTGTTATGCCTGAAACGGCTTTTACTGGTATTGTCATTTAAGACTCCTTTTGTTATTGGGTATCTTGCATCCATTTGCACCGAATTCCTCGGAAGCTATAGATTGCATTAAAATGTATATTTCTTGGATCACTGTCTTCTACATGTCCACTTGAACTTAAATCTAACCTAATATCACTCAATCTTTCTGATTGCATTTTCATACTATCTAAGGCATTCTCTAATTCGGTATCAAATGCATCTGAAACTACCCTAGATTTATCAAAGTCATAATAATCTATCATTATATCACCAAATATTATAGTACTATCTGGTGTCTTTTTCCCACTTATACTAACAACCACATATGGCTTTTCAGCTTCTTCAGGTGCCTCATTACTAAATATAGATGGTGAACCATCATATGTTTCTACAGTATCCGTTATCGCAGTTACTGAACGTAAATATTCTATTAATTCAGGATAGAACATTTTAAAACCACTCTTCCGACAATCTTTTTTGAATAATGCTAGATGTAGATCTGAATGCAGGTAAAAAATAGGGATTCCCTTTAATTACTTTCCCATTAGGAGCTACATGGCCTAGCTCAACTAACAATCCATGAAAAGCAGGAGGTGCCATTCCTACCAGTACTGTATGCGTATAGATATCATCTTTTACACCTTTTAATAAATTACCCTTATCAACTAAATCTTTTGCTTTAATATTTTTTCGAATTTCAGATTTAAGTGGAGAAACTGCCCTTCTTAGAACTTTTTTCTCACCACGATCTAAATCTTTTAAAGTATCCTTTAAGAAGCTATTAAATACAAATGCTTTTGGCATATTATTCCCGCCTCTCTTTTACTATCACCCACTTCACTATTCCACGATCCTGAATATCACGAACTGTAAGAACTTCATAAAATATACCATTTGCTGAAATTCTATTTACTTCTAAGATATCTATTTCACCACGAATTTTTATTAAATGAGTTGCCTCAACATTAATAGAATCAAAATTCATTACCTGGATAGCAGACAATGGGAGAATGGCCATTGCATGGGGTTGGGGGTGAGCATTGACCCAACTTTTTGATACACCACCTCTCCCATCACCAGTTACTGCATATTCCTGAATATATCCATATTCTCTTGTCTGGGTAGAGAGAGATCGCTTTGAGTATATTTTTAAATCATTACCCATTTTACACCGGACTATCTATATAAATTCTATCAGGTTTTAAAAGATTGAAAAAAGCGGATGGTATTTCTACAGTTTCCACTGCTCTATTATCATCTGCAAAACCGCAGAAAAGTAATATTGCATGTTTAACACTTTCAGGGGTGGTAGTCCCATCTAAACCAAACCCTGTTGTGTAACTAATTTTAATTCCACCTATTTCCTGAAGGGAAACAGATGGCCATGAAGCTGTATTTTTTAATTTCATACGCGCTGGAGTATTATCAGTAAGAATGATAAAATCATTCAAATCCATAGAAGTTTCTGCACCATCAATATCTGTAACCGTTACGGATTCCACTGAGATCACAGGACCTCGGAGAAGGGCTATTTCACCCGCTGGATAACAATCTAGTACTATATCCCACGTTTGGGTGATATATGATCGTCTTTGGTAGTCTTCAGCTAATTCTCTTGCTGCTTTTATATAAGATGTTAAAGTATCATCTTGTAAATCGTGCGTAATATGCACTTGAGATTTCACCTCTACCAATGTTACTGGTTCCGCTTCCGGTGCTTCATTTCGCTTTAGACTCCAACCCATAATTATCTTTTCTTTTTCTTCTTATTTTTTGTACGTTTTTCTGTACTTGATTCTGTTTTTACTGCTTTTTCTACAGTTTTTTCAGGAATTACTGCTGTTTCTACTGGTTTAACAGCTTCTGCAGTTATGGCCGCACCTACCATTCGTCGGGCTTTCAAAACACGCGCCCTACTATCATCCAAAGGAATTGTATCACCGACAGCTAAGCCACCGTTTCCATTATTAAATTGTTTTAAAACTGGGTAATTTTTCATCTTATTTTGCCTATTCTTTTTAAAAGCGGGCTTTTGTCGAAACATAAGCCCGCAAATTAAACATTATCCGGAAATTAACTAGCTGAAGCTGCTACTTTTTGATCTGGACTATATCTAGAATCACCTCTTGTGAGAGTAATTCCTGTGCCCATTGAAGCACTATTTGTTACTCTAATTGCAACATGATCGAAACCATTGTTTGTATCGAGTTCTGAAGCATCCACTTCAACGTATCCAACAGCTTGACCTGTAGAAACGACAGTCGTACCTGCACTTGCAACCGCTGTAATAACAGTATCACCTGGTTCATCTGGTGTTAATGTTAGAAGCGTATTTGTAGTTACAACAGAAGAAACTCCTGTCACACCTGGAACACCAATATCTGGATTAGTGCTATTGATTTTTGCTAAAAGAGCCGCAGCTGAATCTGCACCGTCGGAACCAACTGCATATACGCGAGATGTTGGAACATCTGCAGCAGCAGCTGTGAAAACGAGACCGTTAACCGTTACTGTTTCACCTGCAACATGTGGTGTTGCTGTTACGATAGTAAGTATCGCTACAGATACATTTGTATTTGCTGTAATAGTAGCAGTAGCAGGTGTAACAACCTTAGAACCCGTTCCTGCTGCATCACTCGCTTGTAGCACTTGCAATGCTGAAGTAGCAGCCGCAGCCATTACACCAAGATTTGCAGTAAAAAGTGCTTTTCTGTGTGTAGACAATTTGTAGTACAGGCCTGTATTTGCACCATTAAGGGCACCAGGTGCTATCCCAACGTCTACTTTATTTACATCTGAAATTTTATTCATAATGTTTACTCCGATTAAAATTTATTAAATTATTTTACTTAATAAGTGGTGGTATACTGTACCACCACTTGGATACTAAAAAACTCTTGCTTATGCTGGATCGTCGAGAACTACAAATGGGGAAACTCTTGTAACTCCATCTGGTTTCAACATTGAGCTATAAAGCATTGATTGACCATCTACATTCCAGAAAGCATAAATACGGGTGATATTGTTTAGTTTCTGTGTAAAAGGGTCCATAAAAAGTGCAAGAGGGGAACCATCTTTAATTGCATAGTGATTTAAATCTACAAGAGCTAAATCCCCACGTGTACCGAGTACTGGAGAATATGGATTTTCAAGTAAAGGAAGTCCTAGAAGTGTAGAAGGTGCACCGTCTCTTGCACTTGGTTGCCATGCGAGAGTATTTGTTCCAGTAGCTACCATAGTCATAAGTTCAGGTAAGATTGTTCTATTACCAACCCATGCGAGATTTGTTCCCATAGTTAATGGAAACATTGCCACTAGATCTTCATATGTGATATTACTTGCAGTTGTACGTTGAACATTGATACAAGCATCTGAAGAAAGAATTCCCAGAGGTTTACCAACACCATCACCATTGAAAAAAGCATCTTCTTCTGATCCTGTAATTGCTCCACGTAACATACGTTCAACCATTGCACCAGCTGCCGCACTGTTACGAAGAAGTTTATCAGAAACATCAATATATCCTGAAACCTGCTGTGGTTCAAGTTTGATTTGTTTGACTTTTGGGTCTCCAGCATCTTGATTTGTACCAACTTCATCTACCCAATTTACAGTAACACCTGAGTATACACCGCGATCTGCACCCTGATCTAAAGCAACCATGTTTAGGGCGGCATCAGGAGGTGTTCCTGCTGGCATAACAAGTGAACGTGGTCTAACTACAGCTTGATCTGGAGCTATTTCTCTGATAGTTTGGTCAAATTGGTCTGGAACAATAAAACCTGCACTTGGTCCATCTCCCATAGTGACATCACGTGCCTCTAAACGGGAATGATTACCTTGACGTACATCTGTAAGAAATTCACCAAAATTTTCTTGTGCATTTCTTTTATCTTGAGGTTCTTCTGAATCTCTAGATTCTTCTTTATTAAGAAATTCAGCACGTGCAATATCTGCTGTGATATTGTCTGCATCTTTCTGAAACTTTGCCAATTTAGATCTCTCGTCATCGGTAAGCTGTTTACCTTCCCGTGTTTCAACAGAAGCGAGTAAATTTCTCATTTCCTCCACTAAATCCGCACGGGCTCTTTTTAATTTTTGGATATCTAACATTAGATACTCCGTTCTGTTAAAGATAATTTATGTTGATAATATTCTAAATCAGAAGTTTTTTCTTTACCTTCTGAGTTATTTCGCTTTTCTTCTTCAACTCTTGTTTTTATTTCAGAGCATATATTTTCTAAATCCCGTTGTCCGACTTCTGTTTGTGAATATGCCGGATTTGTTACTGGACCAATTTCGTATAATGTTCCTGAAACAATTTCTCTATGATAAATGTCATCTTCATCAATTACAAGAACATCCTCTTCAACTGTGAAAGAGAAAGAAGCTCCCCGAACATTTTTTCTTTCAAGATTTATAGAGAGGTCTTCACCATATGTAGTTGGTGGGATTGGTGCAGAAAACTCTAATCCCGCATCCGTATCTTTCAATTCTAATGCTGGATCACTTTCAGTTGTAGCTAATACAAAATTTGGATTGTGGTTAAAATAACTTTTAACCTCTTCACCAGATCTCAAAGTTTCTCCAAAAGCACCTTTACGGATTTTCTCCATATAACCAGGCCATATTTCTACTTCAGTATCATAAACAATACCTACACCATCAACAAATTTTTGCTCCTCTTTACCCTCTTCGCCAACTTTTCGCATCTCTACTTTTTTTATAGGTAGAAAACGTTTCTCAATCTTAGGCATCTTCTTCTTCCTCCTCTAGATCTTCATCAATCTCTTTAGGTTCTGTTTCAGGTAATACTGCTTTTTCTAAGGTAATCATATTCATAGGTACAAAGCGGGCTTTACCTTCTTCATCTGGAAGTGGATTTCTATTTTCCATTTCACGAATCTCATCTATATCATAAACACCCATAGCAAAACCATCTTTATAAGCCTTAAACCTGTCTTTAATATTTCCACGCAGTAAACCATCTAGTAAAAATTCTATAAAAAATCTATCCTTAAAAATTAATTTTTTATTTAACTCCTGCTCCCATTGAATACAATTAGGCCTCATTGTAAAAGTCACAAAGCCATTTTTCATTTCTTCAAGACCAGTACCCCATGATGTAGATTTTGTATGCTCTTGTAGCATAAATAAAGGCATATGATA